ATGAACGTTCCAGACTGGATTGAAGTACGCGAGCCAATCAAGCTCGAGAGCGAAAACAAAGGTCAGTTTACTGTTCCTGAAGGGTTTTACTTTCGCCTGGATGGTGAGAAATATTACCTGACAAATGGAGATGGAGCCGATTTTGACAACTTCATTTTTTCATACGAGAAATTGGTGCCGGGTCTTACTTCTGGCTACCTTTTCGATTGCTCGAGCGGCACGTTCCAGGCTTTCAAAAAAGCGTTAGCCAATACCCGGAAAGCACAAAAAATGTACTTCAGTCGGCGAACAAAACCTTTGTTAGATTTAGCCAAGACTGAAGAGAAACGCCTGGATGATTTAATGGCCATCGTCCTTCATTCCCACCCTGAAGAAGAAATACTCGAGTTGACTCTTTCTATGCGTATACATCAGAAGGAATACTTCAAAACAGGATCCTCTTACGCCAAAGCCAAAGCCATCCAGCGTGAAAACGAAATCGATAAACTATTGGCCGCTGAAACCCCAAAAAGCCCTGAAACAACCCAAGTAAGTATTTTCTAAGTAAGTTATGTACGCTTTCCCAGACCCGCAAGCCGCCAGAAGCCGCTGGAAAACCCTAGCTGATCAGCTTAATGAGCAGCAGCCCACCGAAGAAATCATTCAGACGTTTAAAGACGGCCGTACTCGGAAACGAGTACTGCACTCCAAGCAAGTAAGTACCAGCGTTCGTAAAACCGGCCGTGACCTTATTAGCCTGTATATTGGCCATTTACACCAAACTCATCGCAAGTTAGGCGATAAGGGCTTCGAAGGTGGGGAGCCGGGCTTTTTAACTAACCGGGTTGAATTGGCGAACCTGTGGGGCTGCAGTGAGCGTACTGCCTATACACATCTGGTGAAGCTTCAGGAGGCTGGCTTGGTCTCTAAACGTAAGTTCCGGGGTACCCGGGCCGATTTCGAAGTATACCTTTCCACAGAAATCCTGTTTGGCCGTAAGGATGGGGAAAGCCGAGTGAAAAAGCCTGTTTTTCAAATGCCTGCGAGCAGCCTTCCCACCTTGATTTTGCAAAATTTGCCGCTTAATAATGCCAGTATAAATCAAGGTAACAATAAAACAGAAACAATAAAAGGATGTGGATTTGGGGATAACACGGCAACAAATCAGGGTAACACCCAACAAGGCAACAAAAATCAAGGCAACACCGAACGGCAACAGCCTCCCTTGAAAGCCGAAACGGGTACTCAATACCAAGGTGTCACAGTGACAATGGGGGCCGGGGGGGCGGCGGCCGGATCTGTGGATAACTCCAGACCAGCCAAAGGGCAGCGAACACCCGCTCAGCGTCAGGCCATCTTCGAGGGGTACCTCACCAGTTTTTGGGTATATGCCAAACAGCTGCTCTACTCCGGCCGAAGCTTCACTAAAATTGAAGAGAATCAAGCCCTTCAGGAAATTGCCCAGGGGGTGTACCGCAATTTCAAAGTCGATTTCACTGAGAAAGAGTGGGATGAGTACCAAACTGAGCTCTTCAAACGACTCGAGCTGGCCGCTGGGTACTACCAACGCCACGCTGATCGATATCCTCCGGATCCGTACAGCAAATTCAAACCAGGATCCGGCTACTTCTGCCAAGAAAACCAACGCGGTTTCCGCAACACAGATAACTGGCTGGCTGCCAATCGTACCGCTTACCGGACGGCCTACGTAACCCAACGTTTGAGCCTGGCCATTCGCCACCTCCAGCAACACCTGCACGGCCGAGCACCGAAACGTCTGCAGGCGAAGACCTACCTCGAGGCTTTCCGTTACCTCGAGGAGCAAATGAAGCGATACGGTCAAAATATCCACGAGAAATTCCTCACTGCAGCTTCAGCAGTTAGCCAGGCACCGGCTAAAACCGAGGGTTTCACAAAACGAATTCAGACAAAAAAGTAAAAACCCAAACCAATGAGTAACAGACAAGAAAAACCCGCCTTCGACGCTACAGCCCTTAAGGCCGAAGCCAGCTTGGTAGCCATCGTTCATTTCGTGGACGGCAACAAAAGACCCTTCTACAGCGGCGACGTCCGGTACCGTGGCAAGTGGCAGCATGGTAACTCCGCTTACTGGCTTCAGTACTGGAAATACAGAATCGAGCACGAAGCCTGCGATGGCTGGAAAGGTCGAGTAGTAGAAGGGGCCATTTTTGAAAACCACAACGGTACCCGGGGCAAACGCATCGCTCAATTTGTGAAAGGCAAAGGTTGGATCGATATCGACAACAACTAAGCCATGGATTCCCCCTCCGAATATCAAATTAAAGTGGGCGATTGGGTCAAAACCAGCTATAACACTGGCCCTTTCATAGTCGAAAGAATCACCTCCGACTTACCCGAAGATCGAAAAGACTGCTATTTCCTGAAGGATACTTGGCCAGGCCAGCGATGCTATTACATCAGGTGTATTCACTTACGAACGTATCTCGCAAATGGTCAGAAGGTGATGAAAGCAGAGCATCAGTTTTCCTACTTAAACGGCTACATCAAAAAGGACGATTGTTGGCTCAGCTATCAGGGAGATAAGGTTTTTCGAATAAATATCCCTGAAGAAGTCAAAGGAAGTCAACTAACTATTTTTTAGTAATTCACTCAGTAAAAATAATTTATGAATCATTCAGCATTGGACCTTTCGCGGATCGGTTTCGGATCTAACCAACTCCCCAGTGACACGTACGGGCAAAAATCACAGCTGATGGAGGTACTAATTAAAAACAGGATCCAACGGAGGAGTCAGCCCAAAAAGATTAACAATGGCCCCCGGGCACTTTCAAAGAGAGAATTAACAGTTGCGTTAGAGCTTACCTTTCTTTCAACTTCTTTTATCAATCGGCTGGATGAAATGAAAGATACCTCCCTATATGATCAAGGAGTAAAAGGGGCCGTCAATAATTTGGAAAAGGCACTTGAGCGGTACACCTACAAGAATATGTGGTCGCAAATTGAAGGGGAGCAGGCCAGCCATAACGTTATGGAACAGTGCGATTTGGGTTCGCAGTTTGTAGACCGGCTTTTAAGGCTTACCACGCAAATCCATGATTTCGATCAAACGAAGTATGAGGCCTACGTAAACGCGATTGAGGCCGTAAATCAACAGTTCGGACTTACTTTACTCTGGAAGGCAAATGATCCAAAAAATTGATCTCAAGCTAACGGTAAGAGAATTCGCCAGCCTATTCGCTATCTGCCATGACCGTAAGCAAGACTTTGAAAGCGGATACACTTTCCGACCCGACGAGATTGCCCTGGCCGAGTACTCGGACGAACTTGAAAGGAGAGTTCATACCTGGTCTGAGCGAAAGCCCAGCAATGAGTACAAGTTTAGTATGCGGCTCAGCGTAGCCATGACGATCTGGCTGGGCCGGACTCATTACAGGCCCGATAACATGCTACTAGGTAAAATCGACAAAGCCCTGGTGGATCTCAAAATTACCCCCTTCGTTCTTTAAGCCTTGACTCTACCAACCAAGGCTCTTTAAAACCCAAATCGAATTCAGACAACCATGATCAACCTACTTCTCGGAGCAGGGCTGCTGCTCCTTATTGCCTATGCCTTTCTGGCCATCGCTTATTCCGCTGAAGCCTTAGCCGAAAAATTTGTCGCCTGGTGGCAAATGCTCTAAAACAAAAAAGCCTCCGGTTACCAGCCGGAGGCTAAAACCCGCCGCCTTAGCGGTGAATTCAGACAGTGCAAAGATACCTAAAAATCAATCATGATCAGGGCTACGAACATTTTATTGGCCGTTTTTTTCTGGATTCCGCTCGCCACTTTTTACTCACTTTTTGCGATAGTTATTCTCTGGCCGCTGGAGATGATCATTAAAGTATTTCGTTTTTTCAACACACAATCCAATGCCTAGCTACTTACCCATTTCCACCGACCAAAAAAAACAAATCAGCGAATTCATGCTTCGCTACAAATCAGCCTCAGAGAGCGGAGCCATCAATGGTAAATTCCCGGATGATCTAGCTAATGTGATCGGAGTTGAGCGGAACACCATCCAAGCCATGGTTGACCAAAAACGCTGGCACGAGGTAAGCCACTGGAGCTGGCGAAGTATGGCTGATCTGGCCGGTGTCCCCGTTACCATTGAAATTGTAGTAGGTCTTAAGTTTCTATCGATGTGGTTTATCGGAGAGTGCGAAGTGCTGGCTATAGACGAACCCAACAACACGCTTACGGTACAAATCAATAAGACTCCTGAGCACGGCTACTCCGAAGAATGGGTCTTGGATCACACGAAGTCGGGTTTTCAAAAAAATGAGTACCGAAAAATCTAAACTAAAGCAGGTATTTAATTTATTAATCCTCTGACTATCAAATCAGAGGATTTCTTTTGAATATCTTCAAAAAGACTTGTTTAGTAACTAAACAGACCTTATCTTTGTATCGAACATTAAACCAATAAGCAATGTCAGATGAAGAAAAGTGGGAGCTACTAATTAACACCACAAAGCGGTTTTTAGCAGTAGCCGACCCCAAAGACCAAGAGAAAATAGACGGCTTACTCGAAAGACTTAAAAAGTACCTAGACGAACTCGAAAAGCTCAGAGGCAAAGGCAAGTAACCAACGGGAGGGGAAACCCTCCCATAACCATAAAAACAATGAATATCAAAGAACAACTTCAAACCTACTTTACCCGCATTCTGGAAGCTCAGACGAAAGAGGAAGGCCTCCAGGCTCAGCAGGAAGCATTCTCATTCCTGGACTCATTGACCCCGGAGCAGCAGCAGCAGTACAGTTCTGATATTCTCGACTTTGCCGAGCAGAAGGTCGACTTTATCGGCGAAGGCATAAACGTTTTAAAAGAAGAAGCTGAGATTAAATACGGAGGGAAAATCTACCCGCTCACTGAGTGGTTGACCGTAAGCCGGTACCAGAAAGCGTACGGCATCGATAATATTCAGACGGTTTATAATTGGATCAAACGCGGGATCATTCCTGAAGAAGATGTAGTAATCATTCCGGAGCTAAACGACTTGAAGCTAATCCGGAACAAAAGATACCCATCAGGCCTTGCTGCCTAATGGTTTAATGTTCAAAGTGCTTACACCCCGCTGGCTCTGCTGGCGGGGGTGTTTTTTCTCAACAGGCAATAAAAAAGCCCGGTAGTTTGCAGACCCCGGGCAGAAAGCCTCCCTTGCAGGGGAGGGCACTTTCACAACTCTGCAAATATATATGAAAGGCTACAACAAAGAAACGGGCAAGCCCCATCAACCACCTAAAAGCCCCGGGCGTACGCCAAAAGATCCTAGCCAGGTTCGGGTAACAAAAACCTTCAGAATCCTGCCTGAAGTAAAAGCCATCATTGAATCAAAAGAAAATCCGACTGAATGGCTGGAGCAATTGGTGCTAAAAAATCGTGAGTAAAAATCTCTAAAAATATTTCCTTTTTTGTGTTGCAATATTGGAAAAAAGCTGTACCTTTGAATTGTCAACCACGGAGGTTGACCGGGTTGCAGCCCGAACTAAATTTTTCACAACACAATGAATACTAGCCTTTTAAAAACCCTGACCCCAGAGCAAACTCAAGCCCGAATCGAAAAAATCAAATTAAGCCTGGCTAACCCCAACAAGTACTTTTTTGAAGATGTAGATTTTAACCTTCAGATGAGTACGAAGCTTAACCAGCTAGCAGACTTACAAAGCAACCTGGTGATCATGCAAACCCCGGCCTTTAAAAGCTACGAAGCTTCAGGTAAAGAGATCGATTTTCGAGAATTCTTAGAGCAGGAAAATTTATACGATCAGTTAGAAGGAAAATAAGAATCGCCCGGGGCCAACGCCCCGGGCTAATTCATTAACAATGGAAGCTAAAAAAGTTCTGATTCAAACTATGAATCATAAGTCGGGTTACTCCATCGAATTTTTCGAGATCGTAGAAGGGAACAAGTACTCTTATACCTACAAGTTGAACAATAAAGAGTCGAAATCATTCCGTAATCAGGCCAGGTGTCGGCTTGATGCGTATAAAGAAGCTTGGTCCTTAGTTGCCTAATTATAACCGCCAGAAAACCAGACATTTATCTGAAAATAAAGTGCCGGAACGACTTGCATTCCGGGCAGGAAAGTGCGTGCTTTGAATCATCAAATGAACAATATAACACGCAGTAAATCAGATGAATACGCAAGTAATTTTAGGAAACGCAACCTTAACGAAAACCGAAAAAATCCGCCAGCTTTTGGCCCTCGGATTAACCCGTAGAGAGGTAGCCGACCTGACAGGAGGTAATTACGGATTTGTACAAAACGTTTTCGCTAAATACTGGCCCGAACGAGTAACTAGCAAAAAGGCTTTCACCTTCACGACCTTCAACCGGAAGTTTGGAATTGAAATTGAAGCCCACGGCGTAAACCCCGTACAACTGGCAACCGCGTTAAGAGCTGCAGGGATCGAGTGCTGGACCGAAGGATACAACCACAGCACCCGTAGCCATTGGAAAACGGTATCAGACTCAAGCGTACAGGGAACGGATACTTTCGAATTAGTAAGCCCGATTTTAGAAGGCTTAACCGGGCTGGAGCAAGTAAAGACAGTTTGCAGGGTGTTAAGCCAGCTACGGGCAAAAATCAATAAGACTTGCGGCCTTCACATTCACTTTGACGCAGAAGGGTTCGGAATTGACCAGCTGAAAAATACGGTTATCAATTACGCTCATTACGAAGGCATTATTGATAGTTTTATGCCCCTAAGCCGCCGAGAAGATTCAAATAGATACTGCCAGTCAGTAATTATCCTAGCTGGACGGGTTGGACAAGCCAACACCATCCGGGAGCTGATTAACCTCCAGCACACCCGGTTTCAAAAAATCAACCTGCAGGCCTACCTTCGCCACAAGACGATTGAATTTCGCCAGCATTCAGGAACGGTAGAATTTGAAAAGATTTCCAACTGGATCCTGTTTTTGCACAACCTGGTTGAGTACTCAAAAAAGAAGCAAGTAACCCGGGCCGAAGCCAACTTTGAAAGCCTGCAGAAATTTCAACAGCCCGAAATTATTAATTACCTTCAAACCCGCATCAATCAATTAGCGGCCTAATGGTATACGAAACCGAATTCGGGGAATTACTCAAGGGTAATTCCCCAACCGAAATACTAGAAGACCTTCGCAATGGCAGCCGATTCGCGGCTGATCAGGAGCTGGAGGCGTTCCTGGATGATTTTATCATCCGAGTACACGAGTTTTACGGCACGCTTATCACCAGCCGTGACCACGCTCAAATTGTAAGCGACCTGGTTACGATGGGCTATCTGAGCCGGAAAGAGTAGCTTTATATTTTCGTTTGATAACCTTAATCCCAAAGTGTGTATATATACTTTGGGATTTTTTATGTAATTATTAACCACACAGACATGACGACTCTAGAAAAAGCATACCTAGACCGCATACTTCAATTAGCGAGAGATACGAGACAGCCCGCTGAATATTTCGTCTTGCCGCTTAATGAGCTATTAGTAAGTGCAGAATTTCGGGTTACAAATTACAAATTAGATCCAATGCCAGTTTATAGAGCTCAATCTTACACAGCAAAAGGGCTAGAAGAAGTGCAAAAAGAGTTTAGTCATCCGAAACGCTTTTCATACCCTTGTAAAAATATATTAGAAAGGTTTTGTAAACCAGGGAGATGTAACACATTGAAAAAACCCGTCTTCTATGGTAGTGATGATAGTGCAATTGGTGTTTTTGAGATAAGACCTGAAAAGGGTGACTATGTAGTAAGATCAATATTTGCTCCTAAAGAAAATAGCACGGATGAATTACATTTAGTGACCTTGGGCTACAACAAAATAGTAGAATCATTGGGGCAACATGAATCAAAATCTGGAATATTAAAAATGCTGCGGGATGACCCAATGAGGTTTACTAGTCAGAGACAGCATACCAATGCTTTAGATAATTATATGTCGGAATGGTTTCTAAAAGAGGTAAATGATGAAAACAGATATTACTATAAGCTAACTACAGCACTTTACGAATTATATGTTAATAGTACATATGACAATACTGGAAGGAAATTTGATGGAATAATTTATCCAAGTGTGGCTGGTAGATTTTCAGGAGTGAATCTCGCATTTGAAACCAATTATGTAGATAGGAATTTGGAACTAGTTGATGCTGTAATCTATCAAGTAGAAGATGTTTTGCCAGGTGATAATCTCAGGCTTAGAGTATATTCAAAGATCGATAGCATCATTAATGACATGGTCACTTGGATGGATGCTGATGATATAGGTAAAATTTGGGATTTTTGTCCTGATACTCCAGTTGTTTACAGCTAAGAAATAACGAAGGCCCTGAGGCTATCTCAGAGCCTTCGTTATTTCCCGTCCTTTCCGCTCGCCTTATAAGGTAAGAATATTGGCCTAAAAAAGACCCTATGGCCGATTCCCCTAAACACCTTAATCCCCTGATTGATCTGGAGGCTGAAATTGACCGGCAGCTACCTGATGGCAATAATCAGGATATTAAGCCCCAACACCTCCGGGAAACTATCAAAACCGTACTTCGCCGGTACCTTCGTCCGGACACGAAAGTGATCCTGTTGCACGAAGGGGTACCAACGCCGTACTCGTCATATTACCTGGCTTACTTAAAAGCCGTAGCCGGTGACATGATCATCCTTCAGGATAACCTTACCGAGCGGCTTTACCCTAAAAATGGGGTTAACGTCAATGGAAACGGCTTTTCTGTAATTTTTACGGGGAGTGCCGCCATTCAAGGTGAATTGAGTACTTCCAATTGCCGGGCTGCCTTTTATAATTTCGATACGATCAAAACCACTGGAGACTACGCCATCACGATGGGCATGGCCAACTCTACCGTTTACATTCAGGCAAGACGTATCGAGGCCAATGATCAGACGGTTGAGATATGGTCTGGATCCACCAAACTTACCATCGATGCTGAAGAGATCATTTCGTATAGAGTAGGGGGTACCACGTTCTGGACAGGTGATACCGCAGGCGAATTAACGGTTCGAGGTGCCCGGATCAGTGGCCCTGCCATTAGCTACATCGGCTCAAACGCAACCTTTATTGAGTGTACGATGGAATCCCCCAGCCATGCTTATTGGGGGGCTGGTGCTCCGTCTTCTGGCGTTATTCAAAAACTCATTCGCTGTAACTTGACTACCGACCTGGTGCGGGGAGCCATCCGTACGGCCGGAGCCATTACGCTAATTCTGGAAGATACTCGAATCAAGTGCAAAGGCCTGGTCTCCAATGCTGCCTCGGATAATACTACTTCGGCCGTTTCCCATGACTGCAGTGGGCCGCTCCTACTGCGTGGGGTAAACATCGTTCAGGCCTTTCAAAATGATTGTGTGTACTCTAAAACGAGACTGCTCAACATGGGCCGCCTTTTGGCCAACAAGCCCCTTCACGGATCCAGCTCCCCCTGTCTGATCACTTCCCCCGAAGTAAACGCCGCCGTTGAACTATGAAATTTGATTTTAAGGGCATTCTCGCACTTGGGGCCGCCGTGGGTCTACTGATTGGAGGGGGCATTGGCTCCGGAGCCACTTACCTGGTTTGTAAGCGGTCCTACCGTGCACAACTCACTGAGGCCCGGGATCAGGCTGAGCGTGCTCAGGCCTATCAGGATTCCCTTCACTACGCTGGCAAACTGGCCAGTAAAGACATCATCATTTCTGAAAAACAGGATGAAAACCTACTTCTACGCTCTCGCATTAAGTCTGATAGCATTCGCAACCTTTCCCAGCAACAATCTATACGGGCAGTCAATCGCTACATCACCGGCAAAAAGTGACTCGCTCCGGGAAGTCGAAGAGTTCGCTTCCCATGCCAACGCGATCCTGGACTCACTCATGCGGTTTGAAATCGCCAAACTCCGCATCGAGCAGCTGACCGGCCAGCGAGTGAGCTGGAGTACGGAAAAGCTCGGGTTACTAGCTGACAACCTCAAACTCCAGGACAAAAACCAGAAGCAGGAGCGGGCCTACGTCGAGCTACATACGCTCTTTGAAAAGACTCGAAGCAAGCTCACCTGGGCTAACGTCGAACGCTGGGCCTGGCGGGTCGTGGCCATTGTCGGTGCTTACATTTTCCTTCAAAAAATACCCCCCTTATGAAAAACGAGAAACTCGACAAGTACAAACTCTACTACACAGGAGACATGATCCTGTCTGAAGAAGAGATGACGTATCTGAGCCGGTACGAAGACATCCAGGACAAGCTGGCCGATGACGGATACACCCGATCGGACGTCGTCAAGTATGTGATGACTCGGTATAAAGTTTCCAAGCAGATGGCCAACCGGGTGGTCAATGAGGCCGCTGATCTCTACGGCAGCACCATCGAAATCCACCGGAAAGCCGAACGAAGCTTTCAAATCGAAAAGCTCCAGCGTGCCGCATCGATGTGCCTGAGCCCGGGCACGGATCCTGAGTCCGGCATGGACCTTCCCGCCGATCTGGGCAATTATGAGCGAATCATGAACCAGATCAACAAGCTCAATAACCTGTATGAGCCGGATCCGGAGCAAACGGATGATCCGAAAGCCTACGACGTAGTCACGCATTTCCAATACGAAGCCATCGAAGATACCACCTATGAAGAAGTCACAGAAGCAGATTCAACCGAGCAAACCTCGGACGATGCCGCCCAACACTCAGAAAATCCGAGTGAGTCGGGCACAATTGCAATTCCTGAGAGCACGTCAACAGAATAAAGCTCTCATTGCTGGCCGTGCTTCTGGTAAAACAAATACGTTGCTTCGGTGCATTGGAGAATCTGCCCGCGTTTTGCCCCGGGCGAAGTCCGTTTTTGCGGCTGTGTCGTTTGCTACCTGCTTGGAAATTCTGCTCGAGCAATCGGATAAAGTGTGGGCTGAATACGGCTGGAGGCCTTATGATCCAAAGACTGGCCGGGGTAATTTCGTCATGTTCAAGAAACCGCCCGGACACTGGCCAAAGCCCGCGTATGCCCCTAAAAAGTATGACAACTTGATCACGTTCATCACGGGTTACGCTCTGCAGCTGCAAAGCTATGATCGGCCTAATACAAACCGTGGCTCCAATAACAGCCAGGCCTTCATTGACGAAGCCGCCTGGTTCAAAGAAGATTGGGTAAACAAGATTCTCGTGCCTTCGGTGGGTCGGGTACCCTTAACGTTCGACAGCCATTTAAATAACTCGTTCATGTATTTCTCTTCGAATCCCTGGCATCAGGAAGGGCAATGGGTGTACAAGTTCGAAGAGCTGGCCAAACAATTTCCCAACAAATACTACTTTCAGGAGACGACAGCCTTTGAAAATCCCTTCCTTCCCGCTGGGTATTTAGAGAACGCTCAGCGTACTACTCCGGAACTCGAGTTCGCAGTCGAATACTTAAATCAGCGGCTCACCGAAGTGCCGAATACCTTCTATCCGAGTCTGTCGACAGATAAGCACTTCAACCTGGCTGCTCAAAACTATGAACTTGACGATGAAACGGGTTTGTGGGTGATTACAGAGAACGACTATCGTACCGACCAGGTACTGGCCGTTTCCATGGATGCCAACGCCGGGTTTACTTCGTGTACGGTTTGGCAAGAGACGCTGGCTCTTCAGGAAAACTGCATCGATGCAATCTTTGTGAAGCCCGACGTAAAGGATAAGATCAACCTGGTCCAAAAGCTGGCTTTTAAAGTATTGGATCAGTACAAAAACCACCGCCGCAAGGAATTGCATCTGTACGGGGACCGGAACGCGAAATCGAAATCCGCACAGTCGACCACCACTCAGTTTTCAGTTTTTGCCGAAGTATTCCAAAAAGAAGGCTGGAAGGTGGTTTTGAAAGCCACAAGCTTCAACTGGCTCCACAAGGATAAGCACTTCTTTATTGACGATATCCTGAAGGAAACGAAGACCCATTTGCCCAAAGTACGCTTTCATCCCAAGAAGGGCCGTGTCGTGGTCACATCGATGCAACGCACACCCATGGATCCAGACTTTACCAAAAATAAAGATGCTGAAAATAGATCCGGCCCACAGGAGTTAGCTCCGCACTTTGGCGATACCGTCGACTACTACCTAACCCAGAAGCACGGCAGCCGGTACAAGCGTAATGGTTTCGCCGGTACCGGATCCCGAATTCCTCTGATCGGAATGGTAGGTTAATAAATAGTCCTTATGTTCTTATTTCTCCGCCGATTGTTCCCGCTGGTTTTCATCCTGCGGGAACGCAAACGCCAGGCACGAGCCAGGCGAAAAAAACACCAGATGGGCAACCGGCCCGCAAACCCCGGGCACTATCCCTGGGGAGATCAATTCCACCCCTAAAACTACCCTTATGCAAGAAATGATTGGTAACCTGGTTAATCAGGCACCCCTAATTGTGATCGTTGGCTACTTCCTCAATGAGTACCTCAAACGATTAAACAACTACATCAAACGAACGGATCAGCTACACGACCGGCTGCTGGAGTTAGAAATCCGGCTCCGCGTTGATCTGGACCGCAAGCGTTATCGGGACGATGACGACGAAGACGATGATTAAATCCGTCCTTTAGGAAAGCTTTACGAGGCATCACTTTCGAAGAAAAAACGAACAGCTGATGCCTCGCTTTGTACCCGCCACCTATGATCTGTCCGTGATCCGTGGCAATCTATTCGAGCAGTCCTTTGAACTGCCTCTCATCTTGCCTCCGGAAGTTTACCGTTTCGAGTGCCAGGTCCGTCTGGCCGGTACCACTAACCCGGTCATTGCTTTTACAAGTGCTGATGGATCCATTAAAAAAATGGTCAGGTTATCACGCTTCACGCTACGGCTGATCGCATGCGAAAAATTCAGCCTGGCAAGTATCGCTATGATATAAAATTCTACACCTCGTTCGATGACATTCAAACTCTTCTGGAGGGAGCTTTCATCGTTAAATCCTCCGTTACTGTACCACAATGAATCAAATTAATCCTACCGCCGTCGTAAAACTTTTCATAGGTGATCCGGTACCGGACGTTATACCTGGCAAGTCGATTGAATACGTCTGGCACGGCACCCACTTGGGCGTTCGTCAACAAGGGGAACCTGAGTATCACTTTGTAAACCTGAAAGGGGTTCAAGGAGACAATATCGAATTCAAATGGGAAGGTACCCGCTTGGGTGTTCGTGCTCAGGGCCAGACGGAATATACCTTTGTGGATCTAGAAGGTCCGCCTAATGAGCCATTCGGCGAAATGGAGCAGATGCTTGCGAAAGCTATCACAGAAGCCACGTCGGCAGCAGGATCCGCATCATCGGCCAAAGTAGCCATGGAGGCTGCTCAGACTTCCCAGGCGTTGGCCGCTGGATCCGCGTCGGCCGCAGACAATTCGGCCCGGGCCGCTGCGGGATCAGCTACAGGGGCAGTTCAGGCAAAAGAGGCTGCTCAATACTCAGCGGCTGCTTCGGCTTCATCGGCCGAAGTGTCGATGGCCGCACGTGGTGAAACTTTGATCGCGGCCCAAGCTGCTCAAGCTTCTCAGGGATCGGCCGCTGGATCCGCTTCGTCGGCCGCAGGATCAGCGGCTGCTGCGGCTGATTCAGCTACGTCAGCCAACCAGGCTCAGCAAGCGGCTCAGCAGGCTCAGACCGACGCACAAGCAGCCCGCACGGATGCCGTAAATGCGAAAACGTCAGCCCAAACTTCAAAAAATGCAGCTGCAGGATCCGCAACCGACGCGGCTAATTCGGCTACGGCCGCAGCGGGTTCAGCTGGTGCGGCTGATCAGGCTAACGTAGCTGCTCAAAATGCTCAGGCCAGTGCAGAAACCGCCAGAGCTGGAGCAGAGTCAGCTCTGGCAGCAGCTCAGGCCTCTCAAACTGCGGCCGCTGGTTCAGCTACGACTGCACAAACGGCCCTGGCTGATACTGTTGCCTATCAGGGGCAATTTGCAAGCCTTACTGCATTCGATTTTATTGAGAACCTTTTTCCAAACAGTGCGAGCGGCCCTACCTCACGGTTGGAGTTAGGTCAACGGGCGGGGAGTGCCGCACCGGATGGGGGGGTGGCTCAACTTTTGATCGAGTCAACCGTCGTAAACGTTGAACACGTTTTTTCCTACCGACATACGAAGCCCGCGGTTGCTCAGGAAATTACCTTTTCAATTTTCTTGAGGGATGCAGGACGGCCGGTGATGACCGTATGGTTATTGCAAAATTTCGCCTACAGCAACTACCGTCGTTACCAAGTTAACCTAACTACAGCGACTGTTACCCAGGTGACGACGCAGGGGAGTGACCCTACTAACGTCACGAAAACCCAACTTATTCCAGTAGGAGGGGGGTGGTTCCGATTAGTCTTCACGTTTATTACTGCGGCTGACCCTCTTTTCGGGGTTCGGTTTGATTTCATTAATCCGTCAACTCGCTACACCGGGGACGGAGTAAGCGGTATCGAGCAGTACGGCCCTCAATTTTCGCTTACCAACCGTGCGATCCCATACACGGAGACAACTGGCCAGCCTATACCTAAAACCTCTTTCCGGGTACTCAACGACAGTGCAATGGGCGGGGTAACCCCTTCTGCTGAATTGCCAGCCTCACAGCAGGCTGTAAAGGCGTTTGCAGCTCCCTTGTACAAACCGTTAAGCCTGACCAGTACAAACCTCACCTTAGCGACAACCGATGTCAGCAAGATCATTCCAGTGGATTCGATTGCCGTTACCCAAGTGACGATTCCTTTGCATTCGAGCGTAGCGATTCCGGTAGGGGCCGAAATCGTAGTCCAGCAGCAGGGACTTGGATCGATAGCAATCCAGCCAGCGACCGGCGTAACGATTCGAAGCAAGGGCGGGCGTATGCGAACCCAGCAAGTAGGCGATACGCTTATGCTTCGTAAAACTGGCCAGAATGAATGGTTTTTGTCGGGTGATCTGGCCTTGCCTTTAAACCAGTTTACCGCGTTTGCCGCATGGGGTTTAAGACGGTTGACAGCGGGTTATACTGGTCCCGTTTTGCAGGTTCGCCGGGCTTCAGACAATGCCGAAACCGACGTATTTTTCGATTCTCAGGACGGCGTTTCAGGATTTTCCGCCGTGTCAGCCGGTGGGCGATTAACCGATTGGGCGGCAGGCACTACGCTATTTGTCAAGACGATATATAACCAGGTGGGGACTCAGCATTTTACGAACGCTACGACCGCACAACAGCCCCAACTATTCCTGACAGGAAACGCGAAAAATAACGGGTCTTTCATTCGCTTCATCGCTATAGAAAGCCGCATGAGTGCAGGATCAGCCGCTGACTGGACGTTCCTGCATGATGGGGTAGGCATGTCGCTAGATTTTCAGTTTGCCAATATCACTGGCTATACGAGTAACCGCATGGTATTGCTAGGGACATCGGCCAGCTCTGGAGAGCCGGGCTTTTGCATCTCAAAAGATTCAGCTACGGCCTCTGTGTGGACTAACATCTTTAGAGCCGTAGGGGGAACATTTGTGACAGGGCTTCGCTCGAATACCCTTAATACGTTCGACCGGCTGGTTGTAACGACTTCTTCAGGAGTTACTCCCAACATGACCGCGAGAACGGATCGGGGGCCGCTTACTACGGCCTATAACATGCCGCCAAGCAGCTTGGTACCCGTAAAGCCCTTGTTTATCGGCGGAATCGCAACCAACAACAACGTAGGATTCGATTTTGATAGGCTCATCCTTTTTAAAAGTGTCCTTTCTGAACCTGAAATTTCCCTCATTCAATAATGTTTCATCTCGCTGATATTGAAATGCTCCCCTTAGAGGGGGGCATTCTTCGACGCTTACTCGTAAGCAAACACCGCCGTCACATCGATCACGAAGCCCGCACAATCGTGCTGGAGGTAGCCGTACTCCATTACCGCAAACAAACCCAAGTAATTGAAGGAGTGGAAATCACCGAGGAAATTCCAATTGCTTACTTTGGAAAAGGGGATGGCCTGAAGCGTTACCGGCTCGAAACTTCTGACCGGAAGCTCGTGGATCCGTCGACGGGTCTCAACGTACCCGGGGGCACGCCCGGAGCCATTCCAGAGTTTGCCTACTTCGAGGGGATGCTTGCCTTTCTTACGGAATTAGATTTAGTACAACGGCTGCTTGAGAGTAACGTAGAACGCGGCCAATTCGACTCTTCAACTTACGAAGTACTCTAACATTATCCGTCCTTTCCCATGCCTTGAAACCAACCCAATTTCGAGGCATGGAAAAGGACGAACCTACAATTCAACGCCGGTCGGTGTTGGCTGCCTTTCACAACGATCTAGATGATGAAGGCCAGCTCAAAAAGCACGACTTCAGATACCTCAAAACCAACAACCAGGTTGGTCAGAAGATCGGCGTGACCAAGTGGTTTTCCAAACTTGCCGACGTTGACCAGGCTCCCCGGGATGAAGATGCTGATTTGACTCAAGAAGAACCTGGCAAAAAGGCTTTCTATAGCGTCAAGCATAACAACGTCATCCTGGTCAAAGAAACGCCCACGTCGAAAAAGCCCAAAGCAATCAAGTTCCGACTTCTGACTCATTACCGGCCGCATGGATTCAACGTGTGGTTCCGGATTATACACCCCACTGACTAAAATGGTAACCACCTTATCTAAAACCACCGGCTACGTCGGTAACTCAACGCACGCGGCAATCGTGACGCTTGTCGGTCGTCAGGACCAGGCGTTTACTCAATCGCGATCTTTTTACCAGGCATCTTCTGCACTATATCCTGATCATTTCCCCTGGGGACCAAATGATGCAAAACCCAACGAAATGCACAAGCTCATGTCAGAAAATGATAAGGCTCTGCAGTTTATGGCCACGAAAGTGAAGTTCTTATCGGGTTCAGGAGTCGGCGTTTTTGAAAAGCAAGTCGTCGATAACAAGGTGCAGCACATTCCCTTTTATGATCCGGAGCTGGAGGACTGGCTGGAAAGTGAAGTGCTCGAATATGTGAAGGCGGCCGCCTGGCAGTGGGTGTTCTCATGGGGAGCCTTTATTGAGCAGCATCTTGAGCAAAGGCGTACTACCAAAGGCCTGGGCATTTGGGCAACCCTGAAAACCCGCGATCTGTTTGAATGCCGAATTGCCCGCGGTAAAAACGATCAAGCTAATGGGTTTGCCCTGTGTGATAGCTTTGGCTCCTATCATAGCCGGATGGCTAAAAAGGTACCCGTACCGGCTTTTAATAAATTCCAGCCGGACGCTCTTCCATTCTCGATCCAGTTCGTCCGCGAACCCATCCCAGGTCAACCGTATTACCCCTTTGCGGGCTGGTGGGGTGGAAACAAGGTAATGACGCTGGCCAACTTAATCCCGGAGTTCCACATTAACGGGATCCGCAATGGCTACAACATCAAATACCTGATCAAAATACCGGCTGATTATTTCGACTATCTGGACTCAGAAGATGCCAAAGATGCCGCCTTCTTAGCTCTACAGAATCAACTGGATACCTGGCTTTCGGGAGTGAAGAACGTCAATAAGGCTCTTTTGACCCGGTACATGATAGACCCTCAATCAGGCAAACCTATTCCGGGCGTGATCATCGAGCCGATGAAAAACGAAATGAACGATGACGCTTTTGAAAAGATAGCCGGTTACGCCGACCGTTCAGCGGCTGCTTCTCAGGGACTGCTGCCGGTGATGGCTGGCATCGAGATGGGTTCGTCATCGGGCGGATCCGGAAGTCAGATCCGTCTGGCCTACGATTACGAAATCATCAAAAACGCACCAGATCGAGGACCACTGCTCCGGCCGGTGCGAACGGCCGCCCGGATCAACTTCCCTGAGAAGTTCCAGAAACGGAATCTCGACTTCCAGATCATCGATACGCAAATGACCACGCTCGATCAGCAGCATGGTGGTACCAAGAAAGTTTCAGCTCCCATCGACTAATGCCACTCATCAATTCCACCGAAATCCTGAAGCTACACGTGCCTGGCTTCAGCAAAGACAGCAACTTCAAACAGATGCTGCTTTGGGTTCAGAAGGCTGAACGCACGTACTTACTACCCAAGATAGGCCGGGAGCTGTACGCTGCTCTGGAAGACTACAAAGGGGATGCCTACGACGTACTACGTGAAATGGCTGAACGCACGGTCGCTTGGTACGCCTACTATTTGGCCCTCCCGTATCTGGATATTTCGGCCGGTGATCTGGGCCTTAAAACGCAAATTTCTGATAACTCTGATCAGTTACCCAAGTGGAAGTACATTGAGCTACTCCGGACGACGGCTGATACGGCCGATCAGGAAATGGAGGACTTGCTTTATTTTCTCTTTGATAATGCAGAAGCGTTTCCGGAGTGGTTAAATTCTACCACTTACAAAGCCTGCAACGAGTACTTTTTCCGGACGGCCCGCCAACTCACCATGTTCTTGCCGCTAACCCAGAATCGGTACCGCACCTACACGGCTTTGCAGCCGTATATGGCTCTTTGCGAACGGGAGCTAAGTGAAGTACTTACCAGCACGCTTTTAAACGAACTGAAGGCAAAATGGCAGCAACCGATGTATATGGGCTGGCTCTACCAGGAACAGGAGCTGCTGGACCTGTGCCGCGAATACATAGCTCCCCAGGCCATGCTTATGGCATTGCCGGACCTTAAGTTTAAACTGTATCCTGATGGCTTAAAAATATCGACTTACGAGGATGCTTTTGCTCAGCAACCTTCAGGGTCTCAGGAGCGGATTTCACAGCAACAGCAAGCCAAGTTGACCAGTGATGCCGCCGCTGCCATGGCCCGGATCAAGACCTATCTTGAGCGGTCCGCCAGTGCAACCGTCTTTCCCTCGTACTACGAGCGTAAGCTGGCCAGTCCCCAACGCACCCCTCTTTTTCTTACCAATGACCATAAAAAATCCTTTATTCTGTAAGCCATGAAAATGCAATCTCGCACGCTTCAGCGAAACACCCCTAAAACCGTATTTGTCAATCCTTTAGAAGCTATTGACTCAAGTGAATCGGCCCCTGATTTTTCAAAAGCAGAAGCTGAACTCAAAGCCGAATCGGACCGCTTGGCAGAAAAGACTCGCCAGCTCGACGAGCAAAAGAAAGCTGCTGCTGATGCTGAACACGATCGCCAGCTCAAAGAACACTACGATCTGACTGAAGAAGCCGAAGGATATCGGGCTGAAGCCGCCCGCACGAAGGATGAAGATACGAAAGTGCTCATGCTTCGTAAGGCCTCCGAAGTGCAAGACCATGCCGATGCTCTGGGGCGTAAGCTAGGATTATTCTTCAATGATCCGACCCCTGTAGAAAAGGTGGTAGAGTCAAAACGCTGGGCAATACCGGCCCTGCAGGTGTCTGGTCTCCTGTTCTTCATTTATTACTGCTACAGTAAGTTTTTTATGCTTCGTGCTGAGATCATCCTGCAGAATAAAACCCAGGAAATTCAGTCAAATCCGTACGGATTAGATTCGATTCAAAAACTCTTTTTTGAGAAGCTGGCCCTTGGGTATAACCTGCTTTCCGTGCTGGCGATCCTGGCGATCTTTTTCCCCCGGGTACTGCTGTACATGCTTCCTTTTGTAAAATCTAAAAAAGACTTCTCTTCTGAATTTGATCAAAACTTAACCTCATGGCAACGTATCCTCGTTACGGTCTTATTGGTCTGCTCATTCTTGCTTTCGTTGGCGTTTTCGCCCAAACCGTAAGCAATCCCAAGGTAAAGAAGCCGATCGAGACGCTCGAACAAAAAGAAGAGCGTCTCCGGCAGACTTGGCTGGACTCAGCAAAGGCCGAAAGTTGGGTACGTGAAAAAACGAATCATAACGACCACCCACGAATTTATCTCTATAACAAGGTTGCCGGTTCCCCCAAAACGGCACCCTACTGTGCAGCAGGCCTGTATTTCACCGCTACCCGGGCTGGGATCATGCTGCCGATTAAAGGGCCAGCAGCTGTAAAAAGCTGGTTTGTTGATGCCAAAAAGGTGATCTATACCAGAACCACCGGCCGGTTTATCAAAATGCCCAAAAAGATGGACGTCGTCTGGTTGTACCAGTCACACATCGAAGGCCTGGCAGAACCTATTCGGCGGGATATTGAAGACGACGATTATATCACAACAGTTGCTTTTAATAGCCAGGGCAATAATCCCAAGCAAGGCGTATACTTTCCCATGCGTCGCCGCTGGCGGGACGTTCGCAAAGTCGCCAACCACATTACCCCCTACGTCAAATCCCTTGAGGAACCGAAATCACTGTGATGAAAAAGCTATTCGAAAAATTTGTCGACGATTGGGAAGTCTATACGGGAATGAGCCTGGTGATGGTGATAATACTATTCATCTGCTTTTTAATGGTCGATTGTGTTGGCGGTAAAACGATCACCGTCACTGGCCAGGTTCTGGAGCATCGCTATAAACCCAGTTGGGTTGAACAGACCTTTGAAAACGTTCCCTACGATCTTGGTAATGGCCATACAGCTTACCGCATGGAGTATCATACCTATCACCATTCAGAACAATTTTCGCTGGTAGTTCTTGGCCCAGATGGTCCAGAAAGCCATTCGGTCAATCAAGCTCTTTATGTGTATTACCGCGATGGACAGGATGTGCCGATTCGAAGGCGGATAGGAGCTTATTCAGGTAGATGTCTGACCTCCTGGATATCCTCCCGTTGATTTATCTTGAAAAAGGCGTTTGCAGCCAGTAAACGCCTTTTTTATTCCTTGTATTTTGCCTTTTTATGAAACGATTTCATATTGAATATAGCTGGTACGAACTGCCCTCGTGCTGGAAAGAAGTTCCAGCCAGCCAAGTGCTTCCCATTCTCTTGGCTGTATACTCAAATGGCCGTACTGCTACTGGCCGCCTGAAGGTGCTCAGTTACATCAATCCGGTACCGCCTAAAACCTTTAAGAAACTCGTGGCTTGGCAGATCAATGAACTCTGCAGGCTGATCGATTGGACCTTTGAAACACCCATCGATGAGCAGCCCTTTGAGAGTTTCTCTCACCAGGGAGTGACTTATTATCTGCCTGGACCAGCCTTGCAGTCCGTGACTTTTAATGAGTTTGTTACGGCCTTAACCTACCTCTATCAGTTCTACTACGTACCCGAAGAGCGGCCAGAGAACCTCACTAATCTCATTGCCACGTTGTGCCGCCCGGGCGTGACCGGCTTAACGCCGCTTTCAGTCGGCTACCAGGGAGATCTCCGGGAGCCGTTTAATGAGCATACCATTAAAGCCCGGGCTAAAGTCTTTCTTAACCTGGAGGCCGGAATTGCAGCCGCTGTCCTGCAGTATTTCGTCTCGAACTTTCGGTGGTTATTTGAGACCTATCCCGTATTTGAGAGCTCTGGATCCGGATCCTCGCAGGATCCCGATGCCGAACCTCATGAATTCGCCTGGCTGGATCAACTTCTGACCATTCGGGATCTGGCTTTCCAAGTCGCCGAAACCAAGCTCCTGGGTACCGTGCAGCAGGTTGAAGCCAGTAACATCACCCTGGTCTTTGAAACCCTTGAGCATATCAAAGAAATGCAGGATACTGCCCCCAAACATTCCCCTGAAGAAACGTATGAGTAACCTCCTAAAACAGTTTGAAGAGTACTTCAAACGCTTTGACGAAGAGTTTGGCAGCGTCTACGTGGCCGAAACAGAAGCAGTAGTCCGGGCCTCCAAGCATGCTGATGAATTTGCCTATCCGCTATTGCACCTTGAGCTGCCTACGATTCGCACCCAAGGAACCAATGAAACCGCAAACGCACGCTATAAAGGGCTGGCTTGGGTCATTGTAAAATTGGAAGACTACGAATCCCGTAACGAGGCGTTTGGGGGTGCTATAGAGCTAATTCAGACTGTGATCAAACGCATGCGTGAAGATGCTTACGAGCACGATGAACTACTTGAATTCACTTACGATGTCGAATTTGAGCCGATCCGGCCTTTATGGGTTGACGACGCGATTGGATGGGAATTTAACTTTTCAATTTTAATGCCTGGTGGACTATGATCGATCCCTTTTTATCTGAACTCTCCTTTCGTCCCCTTAAGCTGGCTCGAAACCGTATCGAGCACAATATAGCACCCATAGATCCAGAGACGGTTCCTGACCGGACAGGCCTTGAGTATCACCTTGAAATCCGAGTTCCGGATTTTACCGGATCAAGTACCTATCAAACACTACTGACCTTGCCAGGCCGTGAAAAGCCTCCAGTAATACAGGGAGAAATAGCCAGTTACGAAGGAGCCTTTTTCCCGTTCCACACCGAGCTTGACTCCATTCTTGAACGCAAAAAACCAGAATTTGAACAAAAAGGCCTTTTTATCATTAGTTCGCTCACAACGCCTTATATTCTTGCAGAAAGTATAATGAGTCCATTCTTTCAAATGAGTCGCTTAAACAGCCCGGAATGGGCCATAAAAGCGGGTTTGCTGGAGGAAGATTTCCAAGGATGGGGTGAACGCTTCTTTTCGACGTACCAGGGAGCCAATCGTCCGTTCCTGACTTGGCAGCCCGACCGGCCGCTGGTAAGCGGAAAGCAGGAGGTTTATTTATACTTCCTAATGAATTTCTCGCCCTTACCCACTCAGGTACGCCTGCGGGCTGAAATTACTTATTTTGACAAGCCTGCTGAAACCATCACGGTGGACTCGCTAGCGGGTGTACAGTACTGCCAGATCATGGGAGCTCCGGTAGGACCGGCCGCCTTGGGTATTCAGGACGCCAGCCAGGTTAAATCGTACAAAGTATGGCTCGCTAACCAGGATTTTATGCGGTTTTCTGAAGTCCGCACGTACGTTATTGATCATCGGTACCAGGCTCAGGAACGCTGCCTACTCTTTAGCAACTCCTTCCACGTATTCGATTCCCTGCGTTTAGTAGGTAAGGGGAGTGAGTCACTCAAAGTTTCCCGCTCGATGGCCAGCCGTGAACGGCCGCAAGCTGCTCAATTGGATTTTTCTGAAATGTACCTCATTGATCGTACCGGCGATCGGGAACTCACCGTATCTACGGGTTACTTTCCTACGTGTGGTCCCGAGCAGCTGCGTTACCTGAATGAGTTGCTGCTCGCTGAAGAATGGTACCTGGTTACTGAGAAGGGACATCAGCCGCTGGAGTTAATGACCGATAGCATTCTGGATATTGAAGCATCGCCTGGACTCATGTCGAGAACCTTCTCTTTTCGCTATACCGCTCAGCAGAATAACTTCTCAAGTCTTCTAGTAGCTCCGGAGCAGGAAGCCCGGCCAGTATATTGGCGGGGGATAGGCTTTCAACACCTTTTGGATCCCAATGGACTCCGGACTGGCAACGGCCGTCCGGTAAAACTGGAGAAGCGTTATGCGGACGACGATACGCCCTTCGTCCCCTTTATCGTCAAGCCTAACATGCCAGGGGATCCAGATTATATCGCGGCCGTCCCTATTCCTGGCATCGTTAAAGGATCTACTCCGTACCCCAATGTGGCAATTTCCCGGATGACAAGTTTTGTTAAAAATGATTGTCAAGTGGGTTACGTAGGAAACGCTGCACCTATCAGTATTGCAGCTGGTAAGTATGGAGGCGAAAATTCCGGAGAAGCTGATGCGAAGGCTGAAGCTGAAGCCAAAAGCCTGGATACGCAGGAGTATGCTAATCAGTACGGAAGCTGCGTACGTGGTGGCCCTCAGTACTACACCGTGGCTCCGCCTCCAGCTGGTTTCTTTAGTCTGCGTCTGATCCGGCCAAAAGGCAACTCAACGGGTCTGGCCGGTGGTCCCGGTATCGAAACTGGCGATCGCAGTAAGCCCGCCCATGGGAATACCTGGTTCCTTTCGGATTGGGCCGGTAAACCTGGGAACTACGTGTATCTGAATTCGCCCACGGATATGATCTTTCCTCGAAATGTCAACTACTACTTCAACGTCTCCGGATGGAATATGCCCCTGACGTTTACCATGTTTATCAATGGAGGGGAAGTGCCTGCCTATAAGCGAACGTTTACTCCGGAGGAATTCCAAAACGCTCCTACGGCCTCAATCGTAAAAATCACCCCATTTGAAGGTCTGGTCATTCCTGACAAGGCTTTAATCTACGTAGAAGTATCGCAATAATGGTCGAATTACGCATTAATGGCCAGGTCATTGACCTGGCCCCTTCAGCAGGTGCCAGCTTTGAAAAAGTGAATCCATATTTCACGTATGAGGACATTTATACCGACCAGGTTCAAGTACCCTCCATACCGCTCAGTCAGCGAAACCGACGAATATTGGGTTTTCTGGATCTTCCCCGTTTAGGCTCCAACCTTCCCCGATTTTTCCTGCAAAAGTTTTATAACGGCCAGCTGATCCACGAAGGCCTGGCCCTGGTGACCGACGTGACCGCGTTCGCCATTCAAATGACGGCCGTACAGCCGATCGGAGAGTTTTTTGGAGATTATCAATTCCAGAAATTATCAGAGATCGATCTGGGCACAGTGCCCAGGCCGGGGGTGATCACGCCAGTGCTTTTAGATACTGGCCAGCCCGCGTACTGTTTTCCGACGATCGTTAATCCGGATTACTACGGGACTAATGGAGGCAGCGTAGGATACTCTGGGAGAGTGAATCATTACGGCTCCGGATCCTACCAGGCTGGTCCTTTAGTGCCGATGCCGTTTCTTTCGTACGTTCTTAAAAAGATCGCGGCCCTTACCGGCACAACGCTTAAGGGTACCTTTTTCCAGCATCCGGTTTGGTCTCAACTCGTCCTGTATAATACCCGGGCCTTGGACTCCCAGCAGCAGATCACGCTCACCCGACATCTCCCCGGGGAAATGACGCTGATCCAGCTGCTGATCGAACTCCGGAAACTCTTGAATCTGAGCTTTACGTTTGATACGGTTAACAAAGTGCTGGAGATCGATGCGACGGATGATATCCTGAGCACACCGGCCACGCTTGACTGGTCGGATAAACTCGTGAAAGGGGGAAGAAAGATCATCGAAAGAAACCGTCGCCTGCAGCTGTCGATGTCGCTGGATTCAGGGGATCAGTTGCAGAAAGATAAACCAGAGCAGTTGGCCGATTACCTGACTCCAGAGTTTGCTCCGGATCTATCCATTGCCAAACTCACCACGTCCTTCAGTACGCTGCTGATCGATCAGGAATCTGGTTTAGCTTCGACTAAACAAGTAGGATCCACCGAACTCTTCTCCCAGCTGGCCAGTACCTGGTCGCCCCGGCTCCTACTCTGGAACGGCCTGCAAAGTGGTTTGCCCCGGGCACTGCCCACACTGGCTGGAAAAAGCCTTTTTTGGAATGGGGTAGGAGGTGTGTTTGAAACCTGCTGGCAGCGAACGGAGAAGTTTAGAAGGGGGTTATCTTATCTGGATGCTCAGATGATTCTCGACGAAACGGATATTGCTACACTAAATTTCAAAAAATCAATTCATGTTAACGGATGCAATTACTTCATAGTTAGAGTATCAGGAAATTTACCTTTAACATCAACAGTATCAACTCTTCTAGTACTAGAGAATTGATTTATATTAAATGTTAATTTTGTAAGCCCCTTATCAATGGTTTACCAAATGAAACATTCAAAGCAATACCTAGTAGTTCTTCACAAAACCGATGAGTTACAAGCCGCAAAAACTAAACTTAGTGAGCTTGGATATGAGTATGCATCTATGGATGACGCTAAAAAAGAAATGATTTTATCTGAGAGATTTTCAGATAATGATGAATTGACAGTTCTAGTGATTAAGGTTGATGACAATGTAGATGCAAAAAAAATCTTTGCACAGATAGAGTCAATAGTTTCAGAGATAGAAGTTATAGAGTTTCCCGCTGAAGTTTAGCGAATACTGTCCTTTCAAAAGCCTTTCTAGCCCCATAGTTCCTAAAAAAGGCAAGACTATGGGGCTTTCTCTTTCCTCTAAAAGATTTCAGGCATTACTCGAACAATTTGTTCGGGAAGCCGTCTCTGAGTTTCAACGCCGTATTCGATCAGCTGGACTGGAGCTGACTGGAGAGTTGCTGGACTCTTTTAAAATCAAATCCCTTCAGGCCGGTAACACTTACATCTCCCAAATGGTCGAGACGGCCGGTTACTTCCGCATCAAAGACTTACGCTCGATGCATTACGCCCGCATGCCACCATTGGCTGCCATGGAGTACTTCGTCGAAAAAACCGGAATCGACCGCTTTTACGTACCCGGCTACGGTGATCGGACTCCTTCTTCAGAAACCATTGCCATCGAACGGGTTGCCTGGGCTATTCGTAAAGCCCGGATGCAAAAACCTGACGTGAAACGGGGCTACCGAGGGATTTACAACGAAGTAGTCAAAGGAAAAATGGGAGCTCTCCGGAGCGAAGTTTCCCAGGCCGGTGCCCGCCTGGCTATTCAGGAATTGAGAGAGATCCTTGCCGATTAACTACCCCCAAAAATTTATGCAAACTACCGACAAACAGGTGCTGGAGTTTGGCATCGAGGGCAAGTCCGCTATGGAGGCTCTTGATAAGCTCGAACAAAAGGCAAAAGACCTTAGGAAAGAACTTAAGGAAATTGAACAAACGGATCCGCTTGGTAAAAAGTCTGATCGCTGGAAGGAACTGCGTCAGGAAATGAACCAGGTGGAAACGACTATTCGTGCTGTCAAAAAGGAATTTGACATTGCCACGGCGACCTATGGCCAGATGGAAAAGCAGGTCCGTACGCTTTCCAAAGAGTTAAAAACACTTGCTCCAGGTTCGGCTGAATTTGTGGCCAAAACGGCCGAACTCAATAAGGTCAAAACCCGACTGGAGGAAGTTAAAAAGGAGGTTGACGGAACCTCTAAAGCTCTGGAAGAAAGCCAGAAAGCCGCCGCAGCGTTTCAGAAAAAATTGCTGGAGAGTAAAGACTCCGGTCTTACTTATTCCGAGCTGGGTCAAAAGGTCGAACTCTTAAAAAAGAAACTGGCTGAGCTCCCCGTTGAAAGCCAGGAATTCATCGACACCAGTAAAAAGTTACAGCAGACAAAGGCGGCCTACGATGAAGTGACCCGAAATGTAAATGGCACTACGGAGGCTCTGGCTAAGAGTTCGAAAGAGGTAGCAGCTTTTCACAAAAAACTCCTCGAAACGGATGACTCCAAGCTTACCCTGGATCAGTTGGGACAAAAGGCCGAATTACTCCGTAAGAAGTTAGGTGAGCTCCCCGTCGAAAGTCAGGAATTTATCGACACCAGTAAAAAGCTCCAGCAGACGAAAACCTATTACGACAACGTCAAAAAGTCGGTTGATGACGTTACCACGGAGATCAATACCCAGATCAAAGCGACCAAGAATAGCGAACTCAGCTACGGTGATCTAAAGAAAAAGGTGGAACTCCTGAACGCTGAGCTAAAAGAGTTGAAGCCTGGTACCGAAAAGTTTATCGCTGCCACGAAAAACCTAGCTCAAACCCAGGCCGATTTGGGCAAAGTTGAAGGGGATGTAAAGAAGATCAGTGCTGAATTTAAGAATGGTGAGAAGGGGGTAATGGGCTATATCAGCACTTTTACCACGGGTTTTAAGGGAATACTGGCAGCCAGCGGGATCCTGTGGCTTCTCGATACGATCATCTCGATTGGTAAAGTCATCTTTGAAGACACGGCCAAGTTTGAAAAGTACGAGGCCGTTCTTACCAACGCCTTTACCAAACCTACGAAAACCGCTGCTGAAGCAAAGGTTGCCGCTCAGCAAGCTTCTGCTGCTGCCAAAGAGTCCATGCAAGCCTTACAGGACATGGCAGCCAAGACTATTTACGGGGTTGAAGAATTGACGGATGGGTACGTAAAAATGGTCAATCGGGGTATCTACCCGACTAAAAAAGAGATGATGGCCATGGCCGATTTAGCGGCCAGCAGGGTAAAACCTTTGATCAGTACGTCGAAGCTCTTTTAGATGCTCAGACCGGCGAAATGGAGCGTTTAAAAGAATTCGGGATCCGGGGCAAGAAAGCCGGGGATGATCTGAGCTTTTCTTTCAAAGGAGCCACTACGGAAGTGAAAAAGATGGGAGATGGATTCGACGTTGTCATCAATGGCAAAGTCGTCAAATCCTTTAAATCCCAGGAAGAAGCCGTGAAGGCCGCGATGGTGTCGATGGGTCAGATGAATGGCGTAGCGAATTCTAACGCTGCCATGATGGAAACGATGTCCGGAAAAGTTTCCAATATGAGTGACGGCATGCAAGCCCTCCGGGTAACAATTGGCGAAGGGTTGAAACCGGTCTTTGATTTCTTTTTGAATCTGATTTTAAAGGGTATCAATTTCTTTATTGAAATGACCGAAAAGTCTGGACCCTTTAACATGATCCTCCGGGAAATGGGGGTATGGTTTGGCAAGGTGGGGGAGTATGTCATGCAATTGGTATATATCCTTTTTCCCGGCCTTCAAAACCAAACTGCTTCAGCCGGTAACACCATGAAGTTTTTGAGCGGAATCATGGCCGTACTTCAGACGGCATTGGTAGCAATTGTGGTCACGGTCGGCACCCTGATCAATACTTTTGGAATGCTGCTATCCGCTGGAGATGCTTTAAATAAGTTTTTTAGTGGGGATTTTGCCGGAGCTACAGCAGCCTGGGATCAGGTCAAACAGCGTGGTACAAACATTGTCAAAGGGTTTACAGATGGCTTTGACTCCGTAAAAAAAGCATGGTCTGGAGCCTTTGTCGATGCTCCCAAAAAAGTCACGAAGGAAGCTGAACTTGCGGCTGGTGATCTTTCCCAGAAAACGCAGAATGTCATTTCTGAAACCGAAAAGAAAGCCGGTGAAAAACGGGCCAAGGAGGCTTTTAAAGCAACTCAGGATTCTATCAAGCGTACAGATGATCTGAAAGTAAAAGCCATTGAGAATGATCTGGAGCGGGAAAAGGCTGCTGAAGAAATCAGGCACAAGCGGGAGCTGGACCGTATTAAGAATTCCAAGGCCTCTAAGGCCCAGCTGGATCGGGAGCGGGAAGCTGAAGAAACCCTTCACACCCAGAATATTGAGAAAATCAAGGCCGATGCCCAGAAGCGTCAGGATCAACTCAATGAACGCTGGCTGGAGGATGAATTCGTTAAGAAAATCAAAAAAGCCCAAGGATTTGCTGATTCGGAGTTAGCCATTGCCCGGAAGTCAATTGCGGATAAGGAGCAACTGGCTCAGATGGAGAAGAAGATCCAGGACTGGCTGAAGACCGAAATTGACGGAATCCGGAAGGCTCAGGCTGAAGACGAAGGGAAAGTTGCTATTAACCGCCAGAAAGCTCTTAATGAATTCGCCCGTTTGACCATGGAAATGGAGACGGACGAGTTGAAGCGTAAGGAGAAAAAGGCCGAACTCGAAGCAGGGTATGAAAAACTCCGGATTGAAAAAACAATCACGGATGAAAAGGAAAAGGCCGCTGCTCTGAAGCTACTGGAGTCAAATACCAAGCGTGATATCGAGTTGATTAAAACGGAGTACGCTACCCGGGAGCGGGAGCAGAATGCCAATCTCCGTAAGCTGGAGTATGATGCCAATGTCGCAATACTTAACTCTCAGGAAGCCTTAGCCGGTAATAATGCCCGTCGCCTTTTTGCTATCAAAAAGGATCGGTTGGATCTGGACTTAACCTATACGAAAAAGAGTCTGGATGATGAACAGGCAGCTGAAGAAGAGAAGGCTCGTAAGTCGATTTCTAATAAAGAAGTACTGGAAGAAACCCTTACGGCTATTCAGGCAAAGTATGATGCGTTAAGAAAAGCGAATCAAGACCAGAATAATAGTGAAGTAGCTGCTCTGGAGGCAGATAAGTTAGAGCAGCGTCGTAATCGCTTCTCAGCCTTTACCGACGCAATCAACGATCTGGATCAGGGGAATTATACCAATGCTATCGGCCGAATTGCTTCCCTCTTTCAGAAAGACTCTGCTTCCCTATCAGCCCGGGCCAAGGCTGCTATGGAGTATGCCGATCAGGTAGGGGCTATTGCTAACGCTGCTACCAGCTTTCTCAATAATTTGGCCCAGAAACGTGCTGATCGGGAAATTGCTGAGTCTGAGCGAGCTAAAAAACAACGACTTCAGGATTTAGATGAGCAACAACAGGCCCGTATCAAACAGATTGAGACGGAGAAAGCAGCCGAGATGGAACGTCTGGAGCAGGAGCTGCTGGCTCAAAAGCTTTCTAAAGCAGAATTAACCGATCTGAATACACGGTTCACCCGGGAGAAAGAGCGGCTCGAACTCGACTATCAAGCAAGGATTAAAGCCGCTCGTGACCAGGGCAATAAGGAGGAAGCCGAACGCCTGCAGAAGGAACGTGATGATAAGGTTTTGACGGTAAAAGAGAACTTGTACCAGACCAAGCTCGGAGCAGATGGTTCTAAGAAAATTGAGCAGGATCTGGCCGATAAAAAGACCGACATCAATAAGAAGTATGATGAGATGGCCATCGATGCCAAGGAGGAGTTCGAAGCGACCAAAAAGGACATCGATGATAAAGCTGCAGCTGACCAGAAAGCTTCAAAACTTAAAGCCTGGAAGGCTCAGCAAAAGGCCGATATAGCCAGTGCCGTGATCAACGGGGCCGTTGCAGCCGTGAAAGCCCTGGCTTCAGGTATTTTTCCCCTAAACTTGGTATTTATGGCCGCTACCATTGCAGCCAGTGCTATCCAGGTCGGCATGATCAAGTCACAACCGGAGCCTACGTTTGCCAAGGGGGGTAAAGTCAGGAATGCTGGAGTACTCGAAGGCGGCCGGCACGGATCCAAATACGGTGAAGGTGGGATCGCCATGGTGGACCGGGCTAGCGGCCGGGAAGTGGGTGAAGCTGAAGGTGGTGAGTATATGTACATTCTCTCAAGAGAAGCCTCCAAGTACCACGAACCCTTACTGGATCAGCTAACCTGGCAAAGCCAAAACCGCAAACTCCAACCGATCAACACGTCACCCTCGTACCGCGATGGGGGAAAGCTAGGCGGGGATGGTGGCTCGTATAGCTCTTACGTACCTGTTGCTCCGTTCTGGGAAAAAACGTTTGCCCTGTTTGGTAGTAAGAAACGTAAGGAAGCTGAACGAATGAAAGCTGAAGCTCAGGCAGAAGCTGATAAAGCTCAGGCCGATGCTGACGCCATGATGAAAGACCTGGGAGCCGCTGGCGGATACGATGGGGCTGATATGGCCGGAGCGTCTGCGGAAGCCAGTGCCATGGCCGCTCAGGCTCAGGAGCAGGGAGAAATGCAGTTACAGTTCCTTCAGGACATCCGGGATGCCTGTGTTGAAAATTCGGCACTTTTAAACCGGGTTGTAGGCACGACCGCTGAGACGGCCGGAGCCGTTCGTAACGTGGAAGGAGCGATTTGGGGAACCAATCAGGCGGGTCGACTCGACGCGATCATCGGCGGGATTTCATCTTTATCTGGAAAGTAAGTATATTTAAAAGCGAATTCACCTATGCTAAAACGTATCATCTTCGAATTACTCTTCTGGCTGTTAAGCCCCCTTCCTTTTTTGTACTATGCCCTGCGTGCCCTCCGGACTGGCCGGTGGGCAAGTATCCTGACTAAAGTACTATTGCTTCGCCAGTCTGCCTTTGATCGGGTTTTCAATAAGTTTAAGTACCGAAAGCCCTGACGCACTTTTTGTGAATTTGATTATCCCACATCCGTATAGTTCCGCCCCTATAAACTAACTTAATCAAACCACCGAGTTGTCATGCGTCGTTATAAATTCGACATCCCCGTACCTACCTATGTAGAAAAGTACCTCCTACAAACCCACCTGGTCAAAGACGGTATCATTACGCTTAGAAGAGACGAGCCACTTGGCCGCCTGGTTGAATCGTTTTTAGAGAAAAATCATACGAGTGTACCCACGAAGAAGCCCTCGGAGTGTCACATCACAGTATCGATGTATCAAGAGCCGAAGCTACTGCACATCCCGCCGATACGAGCAAAAGTGTTGGGATTGATTTTAAAAGAACAGTTTGAACAGGCTGTTATAAACTACTGTCTATCGGGTTACACCTTTACCAAGTCTTACGAGCCACATGTCCGCCGTTTCTTGGATATGTATTCGATCACTGATGATGAAGTGTCGGTAAACTCCCTGGCTAAAATTGTCAAGGATTGGGAAGCGAAAATGGCCTCTCACCAGCAGAAGTTCCAAGGTGATTTGACCTTCTACCAGGCCATGTCTGTGGCCGTTTAGGTAGAAAAAAAATAAAAAAATTTCACGGCGTTTCGTCAGCGTTTTCGGCGATTGGTCAGCAAAAACGGTGTTTCGTCAGCGAAAACGGCGTTTAGTAAGGTTGGGAATTAGGCTTAAAAGCCTGAAACGCCGTGAATTATAAGTTTTTCAATAAGCGGGAACCCTAGCAAAACCCGTCCGCTCAAAAGCCATGAAATTAACGACTGAACGCGTGGGGAATTGGGCATCTCAGCCAGCCCCAGGCTACCTAAACCGATTAGTCCTGATCGACATCGAGCAGGTTGAATCGATTGATCTTCCTTATGGAGTGGATCCGGACTTTACCTTACCTATCAGCTGCATTAAATTCAAGCCGGAAGCCGTCATCTATATATTCAGCTTCCCAGCAAAAGAGGCCTCACTCAACGAATCCCAAGGTGAAGGTGAGGATGGAAGCTCCTACAGTCCTGCAATCAGTATGCGAATACCTCGCAATCATCCCAAACTTTCTGCCTGGATCAATAAACACCAGGGCAAGCGTTGGCTGGTCTGCTGGCGGGAACGATCAGGTCTCTATGGGATGGCAGGAGAACCGGGTAACGGTATGGCCCTGGCCACTTCCCGGAGCGTTACCGATCAAAACACAACTTTATTTACGTTTTCTTCCCGCTTTGCCCATCCCTACTATTATATAAGCTCTTTACCTTCCCAAAATCCCGGCTCCGCGTTCTCTTCGGCCTTTTCTTTCGCTTTTGGGGGTAACTGAGCCTATCATTATCGTCCTTTAGATCATGTCTGTCATCGCGGAAGTTCGTAGCCTCAAACACTACAACACGCGACGGCAGCATGACCGGACATACTTTTTCAGGCCTATGGTACATTAATGGTGATTTTGCCAGTCAAATGAGCGGAATCATCTTTCCCCGCCTCCAGGCAGGGAAGGAACCTTTTCCGTCTTATCTGCGAGCTCAGTCTTCTTCTTCACTTCTCGCTTCGCCCGAAGACGAATTTGGCGATCAAACCGAGGATCGCTACCTCTTAAGACAATTCCAGAAAGCCGGTGGGGGTAAAGTAGCTGTTATCCCCATCGAAGGAAGTATGAGCCGTAATGGCTATTGCAATATTGGCAATGAGCAACTTGCCCGAATCATTGCCCTGGCTAAGAACGAACCCTCCATTCATGCCGCTGTCCTTCGCCCGTATTCCCCGGGAGGTACCGTCGACTCTACCCGGATGCTGGCCGAGTCAATCATTGACTTTCAGAAGGCCAAACCGATGATCAGCCAAACTCCCTTTTGCTGTTCAGCTGCTTACTACGTTGCCAGCCAAACCCAAGAATTCTGGTTAGAAGACCAAACCGAGACCCGGATTGGGTCAATCGGTGTATTGGCTGTGTACTTGGATGAATCCAAAGCACTGGAAAAAGAGGGATTAAACGTACAGATCATCCGGGCGGATGGCAGTGAGCAGAAAAACCGGGTCAACGGCATCGAGCCGCTTACACCTGAGCTAATAAGCACCATGAAAGCGGAGATGACAGAGGCTCGAAATGAATTTGTAGGGTTTGTTCGCCGGGGCCGAGCAGGTAAAATCACTAGCGATGAAGCGTTTAATGGGGCTGTTTTCAAAAACAAAAAGTCACTGGAGCTAGGTCTTGCCGATCGCGTTGGATCACTATCCCAGGCCATCACGCGGGCCTTACAACTCGCAAAAAATGCCTAACCCCCAAACTTAAATGTCAAAACAAACCAAACCCATCACGCAGGTCATGTCGGACCTTTTTCCGAATTCGGCAAAGGTTCTCAGTGAGCAGCTCAGCACCGAGCAATTTAATTCTTTCACGACCGATGCCAGCGAAGCAGCTGCTCGCATCGAAGCTCTCCAGGATGGCAACAAGCAAATGAAAGCTGATTTAGAAGCTGCTGTTACCCGGGCCACTACGGCCGAAGCCAGCCTGAAGGATCTGCAAGGCAAGCACTCCACGCTGGAGGCCGAAGCCAATGGCCTTAAGGAAACCAACGGTAAGCTGCAAGGCTGGTACGATAACCACAAAGCAGCCATCGACAGCTCAACGAGTAAAGCTGACGCCAGTGAAGGGGAAGGTGCTCTACCTGAGAAGATTGCGAAGCTCAGTGCCAACCACCCCAACCGGATTGCCTACGAAATGACCGTAGCCAACGCTGCTAAGAGAAAAGCGAAATAAGAGCCTGAATAACAATACTAATGGCCCCGCGTGCTCCCCGTTTGCCTGAGTTATGGGCAAGCCGGGAGCCAGGGCAAAAATCCCAAACTTAAACTATGCCCTATACTTCTTCCACCCCTGATGTTTCATCACTTCCCCAGGACGTGATGACGCTCGTTGAAGAGAGTCCTGTCCTGATCACCGATATTATTCGGGAAGGATTTGAATCTCTTCAAAACGATTTTACCACTACCTACCTTGAAGATCAAGCCTACCTGTACAGTCTCACGGCGTTTGACGTGGCCCGGGTAGCTGATGATGACTTCAAGCCCGCCAAGGCTTCTGCCTTAAACCTGCGTAAAGCTCAGCTGCAGAACGTTGATTTCGACTTCTACATTCCTCGTTCTCAGGTATTGAGTATCGCTTTATCTCATACTCGCCAATTTACTGGCGTATCTGATGTGAATGAAGCGTTAGACAATCCGTTAGAGCTGATGTTCCTTCGGGAAGTTCTGCGTGCTCAGGGCGGTTTCATGCGTAGAAACGGTTCTTTTAAAGGGAGCCGGAACGCTGCTGGTACCGGAGCTGCTAATGCAGTGGATGGTATTCTGAAAAAAGTCGCTGCCGGTACTGCAGGCAGCGATGCAGATATTCCCGAAGAGCACGTGATCACCCCAGCGGCCGCTCTGGATGAAAAAAACGCTTACGATCACGTTCAGGGTATCTGTGATGCAATCCTAAAACACAAGGAGGATCTTCTTTCGTATCCCTTGGAAATGCGTCTTGCTAAAGCAACCAAGCTGAAGTATGATCGGAACCGCCGTACGAAATTTCCGCAATCCGTTGGACCCGGTGAAACCGCTTCACATCCGGATGATTACGACGGCATCACGTTCGTAGAAGATCCTGGTCTAGCAGAAAAAGACACGATCATCGTTGCCCCTAAATCAAACCTGATTTTCGGTATGGATTCTGATGTAGGTATCAATAAAATCAAAATTATTGATGACCTGAAGGGCTTGAAAGTCAACGTATTCTTCCGTGGTCTTTTCGACTATGCCTACGGAAACTTCATGTTCCATAACGGCAAATACTAGGGTTTAGCCGCCTTCCTTTCCCCCTAACTTAAACTGGATTCGGCTACTATTTAGGAGCCGAATCCTACTATCAGATCAAAGTATATACCATGAAAAAACTTAAAAATTATAGCCATTTGATCGGCTTTTTAGTATTTGGGGCATTTCTGTTTGGTCAGCAAATGCTTCTGAATCTTTTCAATGTACCTGGTGGATCCGCAATGATGGGGGCTGTTGCCCTGGTGGGTCTACGTCGGAAGATTGGTGGGGCAAAACCTGGTGGATCCAAGCGTTTGTACATCGCACCCATTGACCGTTTCCAGGACGTAGAGTGGCCCAAATATGAAGATGGGGTAGCTGGTGAGATTGCAGGCACCATCCCCCTGATCTCAACCCCTGCAGCCGCTAAATTCGTCGAAATCCAAGCTGCTTACGATACAACTAAATTTGGTTTTGCCTCAAAAGGTAAAGTAGGTAACCAGTCTTTCGAGCACAATATCACCTTTAAAGTTTCCCGGATTGATAAGCAGTCGATTGCACTGGCCACGTCTCTGCTGAACGTGCCTTGCGTGATCATTGCCCGGGGTAACGACAACCAGCTCTATGTGATCGGTACTACCGAGGTGCCGCTCGAACTTGAAATCAGTGGGGATTCAGGTGCAAAAGGTGCTGATCCGAAAGAGATGACCTTCACCTGTAAGAATGATGGCTACATGACGCCGGTGTTGCCAATGAACAACTCGGTAGTGTTCGCCATCGAACCCCTGCCTGCAGAAACCGTCTAGGCAGGCCCGCCCGGGCAGCCGCCACTGCCCGGGCTTACTATTCACTTTCACTTTTTACAACAAGATACTTAGATTTTAAACAGATGGCACTCGTCAAATACGAAATCCCTGCCGGTCTTCAGGAACAAGCCGAAACAGAGCATTACTACATCGATGGCCAGACTCGTTCGGTTTCATCCATCCAGGATGATAAAACCGCTGAACGCGTAATTGAAGCCGGATGTAAGCTTTTTAAAGCAGTAACCCAAAGCAAACCCAAATCCACACCCGCACTTAACGCTGCTGCAGAACCAGCGGCAGAAGTTGAAAAAAAGTAATAATTAAATAGCAATTCAAACCATCTAACATTTTCATCTTGGTTTCAATTGATTAACGTAATACTGAGTAGTAGTTCTAAAAAATAGCCCGGTCTTTCGGGCTATTTTTTTAACCAAACGAACCCTTATGGCATCAATCGTAAAACTCCAGGCACAACTCCACCTGGCTCAGCTGGCACAAACTGCCAATCCTACAGAAGCAAATCGAGCAAAAGTCAACGAAATCCTTGCACAACTCGCAGAAGCTGGCGACCTTAGCTCCACAAGCAGCACACAAGTTATTCCTCCAGTAGTACAGGAGGTAAAAAAAAAGGAAGTGAAACCCAAGGCTCCGCCAAAGGCAACAACTCCCAAAGCAACCTCCCAAGCGAAGGCTCCAGCGAAACCGGCCGTAACGCCTCCAGTAGCTCCCCAGCCCCAGCAACCAGGGGAGTTGACGAACTCCTCTCAGAACTCCGCAGAGTCAACCGGGAAGCTTCCCTCAGAAGTAACCGACTCGCTGACACAACCGGAGCAGAACGAGCCCAACTCGTAAAAGAGATAGTGAAGCTCGATAAGGAGCACGGTGATCTTCAAAGAGAGCTTGAAAAAGCCCATTTGAAGGTCGAAAAAAAGTAAACCGTGCTTTTTTCTAACACCTTGAGTATCAATTTTCAAAAATTTTTGCGGCCTTCAAAAGTAAACAGAGAGGCACGATTGACAGCTCGCCCTTTAGCATCGCCCGGGCGCCGCCGCCGGGAATTCCAAGAATAGCTGAGGGGGGGGGTAGGGTCGGCCATCGAACTCTCCAAGGTCATTGATCGATCGTTTGTCGTTGATCAATGACCTTTTGCTTTGTCATTGGAAGATTGACTACTCGAAGATGCTTGAGTAAGGTTATACCATTCGACCATTCGAGCTAAGAGCTTTGTTAGCTTATCTCTTGATACATCATCAGAAGGATTGATGACATGAACGATCTCGAAGACGATGTGACGACTCACTATAGTATGGATGGAGTCACTGGGTAAGCCACTGACGTAAGCCTTTGCCTGATCGTTGGTACCGAAGTGTTGAAGCTTAGCCACAACACCAGGCTTAGTGGTACATACAACAAAGGCCGCACCTGGTTGTGCGGCCTCGTTATTCGTCATTAAAAATCTAGGTACTCCTCTCATGTTCTTTAATACCCCGCCTGGCGTACAGTACAAAGTGTACCTTCTCCTCTGACGCAAGGGGGTATTGGATCATGAACAGATGCTCTTCATCATCTACCTGAGCTATGTAATAGGGTACCAATAGGTTATCCCTTAGCCACTGAGGTATGTTTCTTGATTGCCAACGCTTCCCCTGCAGGAGGATCTTAGCATACGCTTTCCTACCAAGCTCTTTGCCTGTTGTGAATTGATCTTCTATCATTGGTTTGTCCGTTTTGGCCAGCTGACACTGCTGCTGCTCTTAGCACCTCAAAGGTAGACAAATATTTGACGCTTTAACGTCATTTTCCTGTCCTTTAGAGCATGGCCAGTTTAGTAGAGTTTTGAAGCCTTTTTACACTTCATTAACAATACTATGACTAAAGTTCTTAATCTTAAAACACCCATTAGTTATTACGGAGGTAAGCAAAGCATGCTCAGCGAAATCTTACCTAGGATCCCGGAGCACCATACTTACATCGAACCCTTTTTTGGAGGGGGTGCCGTCTTTTTCGCAAAGCCTCCATCTAAGGCTGAAGTGGTCAACGATATCAACAATCGGCTGATAACATTTTACCGGGTGCTCAAATATGATTTTGAAGACCTCCAGAATAAAATCGACGAGACTTTCCATAGCCGGGCACAGCATAAAGCGGCTGATCAGGAATACGACTCTGGAGAAATCGAGATAAATGACCAGCTGGCCATGGCTTGGTCCGTATGGGTGCAGACCAATATGAGTTTTAGTTGCGTGATCGGCGGCGGGTTTGGTTACGATAAAAAAGGGAGTACGGCTAAAAAAATCGCTAATAAAAAACTGGCTTTTACTCAAGCCTATCAGGATCGATTGAAAAGGGTTACTATAGAAAGCTACGATGTATTAAAGGTGATGAAAGCTTACGATGCTCCGGATGCCTTCTTTTATCTGGATCCTCCCTATGTCTCTTCAGATAAGGGACATTATAAAGGGTACAGTATGGATGACTTCCGCAAGCTTCTGGACTTTTGCTCAACAATGCAGGGTAAATTCCTTCTGTCAAGTTATCCAGAGCAACTTCTACTTGAATACCGTGAACTGTTTGCTTGGCAAAACCACGATGTCACGAAAACGCTGGCAGTTGATGGCCGTCGAAAGGAGAAGAAGATAAAAATTGAATGTTTGACGTGGAACTATTGAATTCTTACTTTAAATAAGCTTACTTTAAGTTGTCCATTATTACCTACATCTAATTCACATGGCTGTAAATCAAAAACTGTTAGTAAATCTTGATGCAATGATTGCAAGAGCTGATTTTGCTCAAGTCGATGATAATGATAATTCTTTTGAATTAATTCAAAGCATTCCAGTCAGGGATGTTTCAAGTGAAGGGATGACAGGTAATCTATTAAGAAAACCTGATTTTCAACGTGAAACTAATCATTGGACCCCTGAACAAGTAGTTTCATTATTAGAATGCTTTATCAATGGTGATTTAATTCCATCAGTTATTCTTTGGAAGTCACCTACTTATGTATTTGTAATTGATGGTGGGCATAGATTGAGTGTGTTGAGAGCTTGGACAGAGGACGACTATGGAGACGGGCCCATATCTAAAAAACTTTTCGGTGAAGCAATCTCGACAAATCAATTAAGAGCTGCAAAGAAAACAAGAGAACTGATAGCTGCAAAAATAGGCACTTATCAACATTTGAGGTCACGTTTAGCCTCTAATGATATCGACTCAAAATTATCGTCCACTTTTTCAAGAGCATTACCTGTCCAATGGGTTAAAGGTAATGCTGAGAAAGCAGAAGATTCTTTTTTTAAAATTAATACTAGAGGAACTCCACTTGATGAAGTTGAAGAATCATTGCTTAGAAATCGATTACATCCAATTCCGGTTTCCGCAAGAGCTATCATCAGAGCCGGTAAAGGGAATAAATATTGGTCTAAATTCAATCCCGAAAATATCCAAGAAGTGGAAAGGCTTGCTAAAGAATTGCATGTGAGCTTATTTGATCCGGAGGTATCAGCCCCTTTAAAAACTCTGGACTTACCATTAGGAGGTTCTAAAGGAATAAGAACTGCTTTGCAGATTTTAATAGAATTTTTGCAAATTTCGTGCATATCTAATTCTAATAAAGAAGTCTCAATCAATTATGGCGAACCTGATATTACAGGCGAGCATACAGTGCAAGTACTAAGGAGAGCAAATAAACTATCTTCAAGAATTACTGGAAATGAAAATGGAAGTTTAGGACTTCATCCGGCCATCTACTTTTATGGTCATTCGGGAATTCATTCTTCCCCTTTGTTTCTAGGTACTGCTAAATTTATAAGCGAAAAGCTTGCAAATAATGATAAAGAATTCTTTAAAAAATTCACACGTGTTCGTGCAATAATTGAACAAGCATTAATTGCACATAAAGAAATCATATCTACAATTTTGCAAAAATTTGGATCAACAAATAGAGTGAGAGCATATAGTAACTTATTGAATTCAATTTATAATCAAGCCCAGTCGGGGTCAGAAATATCAGATGAAATGTTGGTGTTTTGGGCAGGTTTGTCTGGTAAAATAGTGGTAGGTCAAGAAAAACCTACTTCTGTTAATTTTTCCAATGAAACTAAAAGTTTGGTCTTTATAAATATGGCCTTAAAGACAGAAGTTAAATGTCCAGTTTGCAATGGATATATTGATAAACAAAAATCTATTTCTTATGATCATATTTTAAGGGTTCAAGATGGCGGAATAGGAACGGTAGATAACCTTCAGATTACTCATCCTTATTGTAATCAATCAATTAGAAATTAAATTAATAGATCCTCAATTTATTGAGGATCTATTTGCTATCTTTTTCTTAAGTGAGCCGTGTCCTTTAAAATTCTCTTCTCAAGCACTTTGGCATAATGTCTCTGAGTAGTAGAAATAGAACTATGTCCTAAAATTCGGCTAACACTTTCAATTGGTACGTCATTATTAAGAAGATACATACCAGCCGTCTTTCTCCCAACGTGACTGGTTATGGCAAATTCAGCAGCCACAATAGGCTCTAAAACGTGTAAATGCCTATTGTATACGTGAATATCAGGTACAGGCAAAACGCCATCATATTTTTTTAACAGTGCTTCTGCCTCCGGCAAAAGAGGAATTAGGCAGGCTTCCGGGTTTTTCTTTCGTTGCTTGTATCGGAAAATTCTAATAATGGGTTCGCCTCTAAAATCCTTCAAGTGCTTATCCTGATTAAATTGATTCAGTTCTGCATATGCCATGCCGGTGTAGCACTGGAATAAAAAACAATCCACGACTTCACTAAGAACGCCGTTAAATTTACGGTTGCTTAATTTATCTAGCTGGGATTCATCTAAATAAACGATTGGCTTTGGTGGGTTTTGCTTTAATTCAAGCTTTGCGATCGGATTTTCGGTGGTCCAGGATTTACTCTTTGCAAAGTCAAACACCCGGCTTAAATTTTGCATGTTCTTAACTGCGTGATCATTGCCGTGCTTTTTCTTTGTCATCAGGTAATTGAAGTACTTATCAGAAAGATAGGGAGTGAACTCAATTAACGCGATATCTTTCCTTTTAAGCTCATTTTCAACGTAACCTTGCAGATGCTTTTTATAACTATACCATTTATCAATTGTCTTGTCCTCTAAGCCCTTATCAGTGCCTTGTTTTTCCTCTAAATTATCAAGGAAACGCTGGTACGTTATCAGGAGCGTAGGTACGGCTTCGTTTCCCTTTAAATATTTCAACCTGACGATATTAGCCGTACAGGGTTGACCTAGTAGGCGTAAACTATTAAAGATCTCTTTAATGTCCGTACGTATGTTTTCTAAAGTAGAATTATCCTGTTGTACTTCCCGGGATGAGCCTTTTATCTTTTGAGCCTTTGAGTCCCACTTTTCGGGTAGCACCGTCACCCCAGTGGTGAAATCTGTGGCAACTTGACCATCGATCCGGATACGAGTATAGATTTTTACAGGGCGGTTCCGATCGGTTTCAGCTTTCAGTCGGAGCTTGAAATTCACACTAAGTAGCAT